CATTCTGCATCTTTGCAGCTATGTACTCGTCACTCAACCTCTCAGCAGCCGTAGTTTTCTCTAAAGCTCTCTTCTCTCTTATCAGGGATTTAAAGTTATCTAGGTCCATCTTTTCTGCAGCTTTTATCTCTTCGGACACCATGCTTACAGAACCAGACCCTAAAGCTGCAGCAACCTCTGATACCGATACCGAACCCTGAGACTTTAGCCCAGCCAAAGCTGTGTTTGCTGCAGCAACATCTTTCTTTACTTTCTCCGTTATAGGGTTTCCAGAAGCGCCTACAGCAGCATCAAGTGACTTATTAAACTCTTTGCCTGCCCCCTCCCCTCCAGACTTCATCAAGCCTGCAAGGTTCTGCATCTCATTTTTGATTGTGGTTTCAAGTGCTCTAAAGCCTTCAGACATCCCAGACGCCATCGTCTTCGAGACATTCCCTAACTCCGTGATAGATTTTTCAAGTCGCTCAAAGACAGACTCTTGCCCCTTGAACCCAAGCATAATTTTTCGAAGCTCTTCCAAGGCGCGACCTGAGCCTCTGGAAGCCTCGAAAGCTTCGGTCATTCTCTTGAAGGCTGGAGCGCTGTTTTGAGCCGCTGTCTGTACGCCCGTAAGCGCGGCTGCCATTTCTTTAAGGTCTAGTACAAGTGGTTCAGACATAAAAAATCCCAAGAGTTGCTTGGGATTTTACATCGTGACTACTTGGCACGCTTGCTTTCTTGCTTCTTTCTTGCCTCAGAAAGCCACAAATTGTCAATAGCTCTCATGTAAAAATGAAAGTCATCTCGACCTTGTATCTCAAATATCCTTCTGAATCGCTCAATCGCTACAGTAGGCAGATTTTGCAACCCCGACTCAGAGCTAGGTCTGTCATAGCTGAGTTCTTGAAACCACTCCATGTATTGGGCAGTCACAAGTTCTAACCTTGGTCTGGCTTCCAGTGCAGGAGGAGTCTTACCAGTCTGCTCCTGTACGTGTAGAAGCATCTCAATACTCTCACCCCACTGGAAGTTCCATGCAAGGTATGCTTTTAGTTTCCCAAGTCTTCAGCTTCTTGTACAGCTTTGAAGTTTGCAAGGTCTTCACTTTGCTTGCTGACCCATTCGCGGAAACCTTCCAAAGCAAGCAGTCGTTTGGCGTTTGTCACGTTGTAGGTCAGTACCTCACCCTGCAACTTCATAGGACCACGCCAATCAAGCAGTACGGTCTCAGCCATGACTTGAATGGTGATCTCTGTGAGTTTGTCGGCGGCGACTTCTCCACCAGCCTCCAACATCTTGCTATTCTTTTTGTAAAAATAAGAAGCACGGTTTTTGAATTTACGGTTTTTAGTGTAGGCAATCAAGAATTCCACACCGCCTCGGTACTCGACCCAAACGCCATCATCGGCTTTGTCGTCGGTTGCGAAGTCATTGAACAGGTCAATATCTTGAGTTGCTGGGACTACTGCGACTGGTTTTGTCATTTTGTTTCCTAGTTTGGTTGCTGACAGAGTGGATTGTAGCTGATTACAGTGAAAAACAAAAAGCCCCTGAAGCTTTTCGCAACAGGGGCAAAGAGTGCAACCAACACTCTAGGAAACAAGGCTTTAAGGCAGAGTAACAGCAGCGCCTACGCGGTCGATGAACACCACTTGACGCAGACCTGAAGTTGCGTTTCCAGCATCACGCAAGGCTGTGAAGTTGACAGTTACCATCATGTCGGCGTTCTGCCCACCTGCGTTGACCGTATAGTCCATCACGTTTGCTGTAGGCAGGGTGAAGACGTAGCCGTTGCCAGCATTGTCAAAAGCAGTGAACACAAGCTCTTGCTCGGTGTTGCCTGTGAAGTCGCTGAAAAACTTAGCGCCAGAGGCGAAGTAGATTTCCAGAGAGACTTTGCAGTCGATGTTACCGCTGCCGATGGCAACCGCACCCAACGTGCAAATCGCACCTTGTGCTCTCAAAGCATTACTGTAGTCAAACTTGATGCTCTTGACATAGGTGCCTGTCAGAGGGATGCCGTTGGCCCACACAGCACAAGACGTACCAGACACACCAGACATGGACTCAAAAGCCAAAGAAGCTGTTGTAACACCCAAAGCTGTGGCACCTGCACGGCTAGCATTCTTACCCATGAAGCTGAAGTTGATGGTAGACAAGCTGCCAGAGCCGATAGAGATAGAAGCCTTGTCAGGGGTCATACCTTTGAAGGCAAAAAACTCAGCAATGTCCACAGACTCGCGCTCAATGGTGTACGAAGTCTGAGTCGAGCCATTCGTCAAGCGTGCGCTCTTGATCAAGGTCGCGGCGTAAGGCCCACCAACGATGCCGGGGGTGCTGGTGTCTAAGGTGATCAGGTTTGCAGTTGGGGCCACAGTCTTGTCGCAACGGAACAAGACGTTGTCCAAAGCAGCTTGCCCAGTTCCGGTCACAGTGAAAAACTGACCAGCAACAAGTCCTGTGCCTACGCCTGTGCCTGCAATGGTAGTAGCAGTGAACGTAGCGGAGATAGCAGCACTCACGCCGTCAGTACCGACTTCTACAAATGTAGATTGCAAAGTAGCAGCAAGGAAGTTGTCGTATTCGCCGTACTGCATCTCGCCATTCAGATCACCAGAAGCAGAGGCGTCTGTAGGTGTGGTGCTTGAAACAGAGCGATATTGGTTGATCTCTTTAGATTCTGTCTTTGTGATCGCATATTTCAGCGACTCACCTGTAATGCGTAAAGCTTTACATGCTGTACCGGGATTCACTCCAAACGTCACTTCAGGAACGTAGCGTATGGCTGTATTCGAGCTGGATGCGAGACTCATTGTGTTCTCCTAAAAGAGTAGGTTGCAAAACTTGCGAAGACTGAATCCTAACCCAGAAGAAATCGGTTTAGGTTACAGCTTGACGAGTTTGAGGCTACAGCAGGCGGCTGGTTGATTTTGTGCTATAATTCGATCAACGCTTGACAGCGTTTTATTTCAATGGAATCTGGTCAGATACCCTGCTCGCGATTGAACGAGTCTGTCAACGGACGTAAAACTCTGAGGGTGTCTGTCCAGATTTTCTACTTAGGAAAATCTCATGCTTACACAAGCTCTCTTGAAAGAATTTCTGCACTACGACCCTTTGACTGGGGTGTTTACACGCCTCGCTAGTAGGAAGATAAGCACTATTGGTAACGAGGTAGGCAGTAAAAACGCTGGAGGGTATCTTCAGGTGCGTCTAGGTAGTAAAACATACCTGATGCACAGGTTAGCTTTCCTCTACATGACGGGGGACTTTCCAGAGCATATGGCAGACCACATAAACGGAATCAGAGACGACAATAGGTGGGAGAATCTTAGACCAGCTACAAGGTCTCAAAACCTTCAAAACACAGGGGCTTATTCCCGTAATAGTACAGGGTTTAAAGGTGTGTCCTTTGGCGCTTCTGAAGGAACTTATGCTGCACAGATAGGGTTTGAAGGTAAGAAAATATCTTTGGGTATATTTACTACAGCCGAAGCTGCTGCCCTAGCATACAAAATTAAATCAGAAGAGCTGCACAGTCATAGACGACCAAGCGACACAGAGTCGAGTGTCCAAGTCGAAAATCTTGACGCTTACAGAACTGCCAATAACCATAACAAACGCCCTCGGAAACCTAGAGCTACAAGTCTTTCAGGTCTGCTGGGTGTAAGACAGGTCAAAGCAGGTAAGAAGACTAAAAAATTTGGATCACAGATTATTTTTAACGGTCACAAGTATTGGCTAGGCACCTTCAGTACTGCTGAAGAAGCTTCTGCAGCGTATCAAGCTAAGTTTGCAGAACTTTACAGTACGTCATGCCAAAACGGCACTATAGCAGCCTGAGCCTTCCACCCATTTATAGTGTTGCCTGTCTTAAATTCTGCGGCTTTTGTACGTAATGGGGGCATAGCGTCAGTTTGATGCACCCCCAAATAGAAGTGCGTAAGTAGATCATTCCCCAACTTGCTTCCTTGGCCAACTTTCACCCAAGCCTCCAACAGAATGACCCCCATCATCCTGTGCCCACCATTTGGGCCTAAAGCTATCTGCGCTCCATTGAAGTATTCGATACTGACCCGCAAAAATGGGTTCACTTGTGTGGAGTAGTTGATCGACTCTCTGTTGTCATACTGCACCAGCAAAGGGTATGCCAACCAAGTAGCCTTTAGCGCCTCTATTTTGGTAACGAGTGCTACCCTTGCTTGTTCCATTGTGCTCATTTTAGCTCCGGATATTTTATCTTAGCTCTCGTCATTAGGAAAACTTTCCCATAATACAGGTTCTCTGGCCGAATATTCCTCTGCGTACCCGTCTCGCTATCTGTCGGGCCTATGCCTTGGTCTACTTCACCAGCATAAGGTGCAGTGTTCACAAAATATACCTTGGAGTTCCAACGGATTCTGCCTGCTATAGCGCCTTCAAGTCCTGCAAGTTTGCTGAATTCTCTGGTCAAGACTTCTGCGACTGCGGGGTCATCGCCACGGCTGTATGGTGACTGCTTTACCTTTTGGTAGGCTTCTCTGGTTGACAGGTTTTGAGCATACGCACCTGTAGGTGAGTACCCAGAACCTGTCCAAGGTCCATACTCTATGAACCAGTGCTTTACTAGATTCCCACTAAATTGTGGTGTATGCGTTACTAAATCTGTAAAGATTGTCGTAATCCTCTCCTCGACATAGGCAGTCACCCTCTTCTCTGCACGCAGCTTTGCAAGGTCTATTTTCTTATGTAGTGCTTGCACGCCAGCTAGGATAGACATTACGCTTTCCTCAGATGCAATGCCCAAGCGTCATGGTAGGCCGTGACTGAGAAGATTCTCCACTCATCAGGGCAGGTCAGGGTCTGTCCTGCAAGTGGGGTCACTGCAGTTTGGGCCACAATCAGGGTCATGTCCCCTGCGTGATTCAGCGGGTCAAGTTGGGTCTTCAGCTGGTACAGCTTGTACCTGTCAAGTAGGATACCTGTCGTCGTGATGACTGCAGCCGGGTAGGTGTCCGTAATCGGGTCGTAGGTGCCTGTTTGGGGGAAGGTGGCTGTGACAGTGCCTGAAGCTACTGTCGTGTCTCCTGCCTGCCATTGCGCCCCTTGCTTGGCCGCTACTTCGTCCACAGTCAGAACCCAGAAACCTTCTGGCGCTTCATAAGTCGTTCTGATGTGCAAAACTTTGTCTGCGGCTTTCAAGAAGTACCCATTCACAGGGGCTTCGTTGATTCCTACTGTGACTGTGTATTGAGGATTGTATTCTGAATTACTTGTACTGTTGACTGTATCTTTTAAGTATTCGGTAAATGCGTGTACTGTAACAGTAGGGGTTCCATTTAGTGCAGCTTGTCCCGGCGTGTACAGACCAAAGCTGTCAGTTACTTTCTTACTCATGTACGTCTGTCTGATTTCTGACCCATAGAACTGGTCGATATTGGGTTGTCCAATGATCCACTTTTCTGTGCCGTGAGTGACTACGTGTCTTGCCGGAGGTACAAGTCCGGGAGCAAGGCTTAGAGTTCTGCGTCTGGCTGTGGTGCCATCTGGGGCTGCGCCCATGAAGGACGCGAATTGCCCCTTGTACAAGGGTGCGCCTGTGTAGCCGTCTGTCAGTACGTCTTTGTCGAAATACTTGGCGGCTGAATGGAGACGCATTTTAGGTCCCCGTTATAGGGTCGGTAGCAAGTCCTGCAGTCAGGTAGTAGCTACGGCTTATGGCCGTAGCTACTGATCCTAGGGTCGCTTGGTACGCATTTGCCAAACGCTTCTTTAGGGCGTCGTAATTGGCGTTCACTCCGTCCCTCACCCCTGAGAAGGGGTCGGTTATCCGTCCAACTTCCGCCCTGCCATCTAGTATCTTCACTGGAGCAAATGTTGACAACGATGTGAGCAGTATCTTACCAATTGCGTAGGCTGAAAAAACTTGCGTCGTATCGAACAGAAGTTGCTGCGGTGCAGTTCTAGAGGCAGGAGGAATACTTGTGATGGCCGTGTAAGCCGCTTCCAACCCTGATGCAATGTCAGTGAACTCAAATTGGAGTTGCGTCACGTACAGGGGTAGCTCAATGGTGGCGTCTTCAAGTTCCTCTGGAGCAACGCCAAGAACTGCTCTGATCGAGTCGCAAGTGGTGAAGTTGAGGATTGAGGCCATCTGTAGGTCCGGAGTGAGAGCGGATTATAGGGCTTTTTTGATCTTCACTGGTGCTACAGGAGATGCAAGTTGTGCTTTTGGCTCTTGAGGGGCTTGGGGGTCTGGCTGTTCCTCAATGACTGACTGACCTTTCACCCAATCCGTGTGCGTAGCTTTAATGAGAACGCCAGGGAAGAATGTGGTGTTGGAGGTGCTGTCGTGCAGCGGATAACGGGCTGCTGATTTCAGCCATACTCCGTGGGGGTCTTTGATTTCCATTTTGAGAGGCTCATGTAAATGGGTGGGATTATAACTTGGAAAATTTTTGTTGTGGGGGTTGGATTTTTGTGGTATGATTCAGTATTACTGACTGGAGGGCTTATGCCAATTGATGAAGAACGGTTTAGTTTCTGGCTCCCTGACGATACCCGGGGGATTTTGCAGAAGTACGCGAAGGAAAATGACATGAATTTATCACAAGTTGTTCGTATTGCTTTGAGAGAGTTCGTTGCAAGTCTTGCTTTTCAACCAGGGAGCCTGCAAAGGGCAGAGAAGAAGGAGGTGGTGTGATGTCTCAAAGCCTTTTCGATCTTTGTGATACGAGTAAGATGTCTAACATACCATGCATATACGTTATCAGGAATACTGTCAACGGAAAAGAGTATGTTGGCAAAACTGGTAGACTAAAAAGAAGGATGCAAAAGCATCTGAGTGTGTCCCCTACAGCCGAGCAAATACTTTATAGGGCTATAAGAAAGTACGGTGTGGACAGCTTTGTGATTGAGGTTTTAGAGGTCTTAAACGCTCCTACAGAAGATAAGTCGATTTTATTTGATAAAGAAATATACAACATAAGGCTTAGGAAGAGTTTGGCCCCTCTTGGGTATAACATGACTGAAGGAGGTGAGGGGATGAAAGGGCATAAACCTAGCGAAAGAACATTAGAAAATAAAAGAGCGCTGGCAGCAACTAACCCAGATAATGTTCGTAAGTTTAAGGAGTTTATAAGGCAACCCAAAAGCGAAGAGCACAAACTAGCTATAGGGTTGGCTAACAGTAAGCCTAAAAAGGTGAAAAGGTTTGGAGAAAATGCGCCCTCTAGTAAGGCTGTTCTCCTCTTTGAAAAAGATGCTTTAGTGTGTAGATACTTCCCTACACAAAAAGACTTGGCAGCTTATCTTGAAGTAGATAAAACGTCTGTAGGTAATTGGTTGAAAGGTAAAGGGTGCTCTATACCAAATATAGCCCTAGCTTCCGTATAGTTATTTTTCATAACAAAAAAGCCCTCACTAGGAGGGCTTTTCTTATGTTACCGACTGTTATCAATCAATCGTCAAAATATCAAAGGGGCTGGTATCTGTATCTCCAAAGAACCTGAATACCTCAGAACTCCAGTGAAATACCATTGCCTCGCTACGACGCAATGCAAAGCTCTCGCTTGCACTATAGCTCGCTGCAGTGTTGGTCACTCGTGTGATAGCTTTGGTGGCATCCAAAGCGTACACAGTGTTGTCTGGCACTGGGCCACCATTAGCGGCTGTGTCAGTGATAAACCACTTCACATCGTTACCGAATCCAGCATTCATAGCTACGGCTTCGGCATTTACGCGCGACAACGTAGGGTCGTAGTTGTTAGAGCCGGGGCGACCTGTACGACCTTCGACTTTCATGTACGTTGCGATGCTGCCAATGCAGTGTGTAATCTTGCGCTTCTTACGATTGTTTGCCAAGAACAGCATCCAAGCTTTGTGGGTCAACACGCCGCCAGTAGCTGCACCGTTGTAGGTAGAGCTTGTAACAGCAGGAACCGCACCAGTCACCATGTCAAGATTTCCTGCGAACAGGTCAGCAATGTACGAGTAGACTCGTTCATCTTTCTCGATTTGCATGTAACGATTCACGGTCATGGCAACCATGTCCAGAGTCGTCGCACGCAAGGCTTGTTGTGAAAACTCTACAAGCATACCGTATGTAGGCAACGTGCGAATACGATTCGATGTACCAAAGCGCATCATCACAGGAGGTTCAGAAAACTGGGAGATACGCTGTGCTTTGGCTTGCTCTGGGCCGTTCTTTGTGCCGTAGTCGATTACGGGTTGTTCGAACTGCTCGCTAGCAATCGACAACTCTTGAGCAACCATGCCGTTGAACATAGCACTGTCAGTTGTGTAGTCTGTTGGTACTGCAGACTCTACCATGTCGAGCAAGGCCGAAGGGAACAAAATGCGCGAAGCAGTTCCGAACGGATCGCCGTTATCCTTGACATTACCAGCAGCGTTATAGCCTTTGCCGTCCAAAACTTCTGCAGTTGTCAGGGGACGCAGACCAAACTTGTTCTTGCCAACCAAGACCAAACCTTCGGAAGCATAGATTTGTTCAGCAGCAGTGCCGTAAGCAATATCAGCTTTAGGGAAGCGTTGGTTGTACAACTGAGAAACTGTCAGATTTTTATCTTGAGCTTCCTTGTAGTCGTTTGCACTGATCTGGGCTGTCACATCTTGGCGAACGCCGTTTTCATAAATAAATGCCATGTTGGATTCTCCTAATATGTTGGGTTGATTACTTTGTTGTAGACATGATCACGATGTCAGTGCCTACAGCGCCAGTGCCTGCAGTCCCCAACGACACAACACGCCACATGTTAAATGCAAGGGTTTGTGCGGTAGCAGTACAGACTTTAGCGTAGCTGGTCAATGCAGTGCCTTTGGCAGTAGCAGTGCCTGCAACCACGTAGTCACCTACAGCGATAACACCAACTCCGGGAGTAGCTTGCAAGCCGTCTGCAGTTGCCCACATGATGCCTTGAGTTTGGACGCCGCCGATAGAGTAGCCGCCAGATGTGGCGAGTTCCACGGAGGTAATAACAGCTTCGATGGGGTCGCCTTGAGCGGCCAGACCGTAGCGAGACTCAGCGATCAACTTAACGATCTTACCGTTCTCTTTGCTGTCGATGTTGTTGGCTGACCCCGTACCTGCGCCCAAACGCACGGTAATGGAGTTGTCTACAGCACCTTGTGGGCGAATGAAATGCGAATTTGCCATGAGATTTCTCCTTATTTGGCGGGGGTTTTACGGATCAAAGCTGCGAAGAAAGGATCGAAAACAGGCTTGGCAGTCTGCTTGTCTTCAACCGGGGAGGACGCGGCAACCCCTCCGACCTTAAAGCTCGCCTTGAATTTCTCACTCAAGGTCTTGTGTTCTGAGATAACCGTCTGAGCAGACATACCAGTGAAGGCATCCTTGCTGCCACCCAAGGCAACAGCCATACTTGCACAAGCATTTTTTGTGATGTGCAACAGTGCTTCTTGGGTCAGCTTGGTAGCCTCAAGCTCACTGGTCAGGTTTGCAATAGTGCTGGCAGAAGCTGCAGCAGTCACTGAAGCTGCAGCAAGTTCCGTCTTCAGGAACTTGACGACTTCAGAGTCTTCTGAAACTGCAGCGGCCGCTGGTTCAGTCTCGGTGTCGGGGGCTTCAGGCAGATTGTCTGGGGTTTCAGCCAAATCAACGCCAGCCTCGATAGCTGCGAGTTGTTCTAGAGAGAGGGTTGGTTTCATAATGTCAAGTCCTTCGGTTGTGGTATTTTCCCCTAGAATCGAAGACTCTGCACGAGTCTTAGCTACAGAAGCGTTACGGTTGCTCGTTTTAGCGAGCTTTTGCGACATCTTTAGAGCGCTTTCGTAAGTTCCAACAGTATCCGCAAGTCCAACAGTGACGCCTTGCTTGCCTAAGAACTCTCGACCTTCTCCAGCTTTCGTCTTCATGTCTTCTTGGCTTAGGCCCCTACGAGTGGCGACGGCTGCACTAAAGCTTTGTGCAAGGTAATCAAGCTTCTTCATCTCTTGGGCTACGGCTTCTGGGGTAAGAGCCTCTACAGGGTTAATCAAAGCCTTGAATTCTCCGCTGCGAAGCACAGTAGTCTTAACGCCTTCCATCTCATTCTGCTTGCTATACTCTGTGTGCATTCTGAGGACGCCAATAGAGCCGACTACACCAGAATCAGATACTGTGATATGACTGCCTTCAGCGGCAAGCCTGTAAGCTGCCGACGCAGCATTTTCTGCATAAACAGTTACGGGTTTGAGTTTCGCAACTTGTCCGATAAATGCTGCTGTGTCGCTCATGCCAGTGACTGCGCCTCCACCTGAGTTGACGTCAAGCATGATGCTTGTAACATCCTCATCGTCTACAGCTTTTACAAGTGCTGCGCGAATGTCTGAATACCCTGTGATGCCAAACATGCTCATCCAGCCAGCATCCCCGGGGATCAGGCTTCCCATAATGTGGACCACACCAACACTGCCTACGCGCTCGTAGAGGTCAGGGGCTTCAGACTGTTCAGGGGCATTCCGTGAAGCCGCCTTAATCGCTGCATGGTACGCTGTCTCTGATCCTGCCCAAAATTGGATGTCCATCTTTTACCCCTTGAAAATCTGTTGAATTATATCTTGCAAATATCTTGCATGTACAGGTACTTGCCGGAAGCAATCGTTCGCTTCAGGCCACTAGCATCTACCATCTGAATGTCGAAAAAGTATGTTGCAGGTATTTGGTCAGCCTGAACAGAGCTTGGGGCAAAAGACACAGAGCCAGCAGCAGCATCTAAAATCGTACCTTGCAAGGAGTAAAGGTTGTTTACTGTGGATGTTGGTGCGTCGCTGGGGTCAAGTGTCATATTGAACAAGTACCCAAGGATGTTTACTGGCAAGCCTGTGTTCAAGTCTGTGACTGTAATGACGTCAGCATAGGTGTCGCCTCTGCGTCGTGTAATGTTCATACTGCCTCGATTCGTTGTGTGCTATTGACTGCGTATATGTCTAAGTCGAAGGCTACCAGCACTGCAGGCGCTGCTGGCATATCAGTACGCCTGATGCAGGCATAGGCACCTTGTGCAGTAGTTGTTGTCGGTATTCCATAGACAGTGTCAGCTCTATCTACATAAGCTGTGGCTCCACCTGCAATAGTTGCACCCGCCTGAGCCACAATAGTCCTCACCAACCTAGCAAGGACTCCGTCTGCATTAGCTGTGGCAGGTGTCGTAATCATGCTATCGTAAGAATATCGGTATTCCAGTCGATAGTCACTGCACCTGCAACTAAGGACAAGGTTCCACCTGCTGATAGCTCTACAAAGCCAAGTGCTCTTTTGTTGGCGTCTGTGTCGTTGTAGATGATAGCAAACGCGCCGTTGGTGAAGCCAAGTGCGTCTATCGTCATCACTACGTCATCTGCTCTGAAGGTTGCAACATTCGACACAAGTGTCCAAGTCACATTGGCAAGTGTCTTTGGTCCTGTGTATTGGGTTCCTGCAGTTGTGACCTGAGTGGCGGCAAAATTCGTGGTGCCCGTCCCACCCCAATGAGGAGCCGCTGTGGACAAGCTTGGGGGAGGCGCAGCCGTGACAATCCCAAGTTTGATCGTGTCGATGGACAAGTTGTGAATTTTGTTGCCCAAGTCGAGCAAGCCTTGTGCAAACCACTGAATCGAACCTGTAGCCATACTGTGCCCCTTTTAGTCTGCTCAAAATTGTAGCAGTATTAGGTCGTCTTCTCTCTTCAACTTTGACCGACCTGTAGCCTTCACATCTTCTTTGGCTCGCATTGTTGCATGAGAAGCCTTCCCTCTCATTGGGGCGCTTGATCCGGGAAAAGTTGAAGGAGGTGTAGGGGGTAGCACCTGCGTAACCACCCCCCAAGCTGCACCAAAGGCAAGGCCCCAACTTTTTCCCCATGCGCTGGCCATTTATGGCCCCCACGGATCGCCTTCAGTGCCTGCGCCAGCAACGATCTGACCTTTGACGCTGCGCATGTCTGCACCCGGTCGCCGCTGACAGGTACAACACCGCCTGACCATACCGTGGTGTCACTGGCAACGCCGGATTTGAGGGTGTAAATGTTTGCCATTTAGGTCGCGGGTTTTACTGCGGCGCAACGCTTGCGCCAAACCCCGACGCGAAGGTGTGATACCCTGCCACGGCACCAGCAAGCGTGACCGTACCAGACGCCAAATACAGCGCCGCTTTGGGGGTTTCGCCGTCGAGGGTGGCCGCCATAGCAACCTGTTTTGATAAAACGTGCGCCGACTCTTTCACGATCTCATCGCCCAAGTAGTAGCTCAGGGTGAGCTTGGTGAAGTCTGCTGTGTCCGTCCACACGGGTTCAAGCCGCAGTGAAGATTCCGGCAGGCTGCCCTTGCTTGTGAAGATGAGGGGTGTGGTGTCTGGGGTAGACATGCTTTCCTGTCTGATTGGTTGCGTCTTACGTAATTGTAGCAGAATTGAGTGAAATCCGACCAATATCCGCCACAATTATGCCTCGTATGTGGTAGTTGTACTGACGATCTCGTCCTTAGTGTCTCTCTGCACAGTCTGCACAGCCTTGGATGGGTGTGTATTATTGACTATGACCTCAGAAGGCTTCACATCGTTATTGATCGTAACAGGTGTAGGGGCGACCTTTACCGTAATCGGTGTTGGAGATACCGCCATCGTTATAGGTGTCGGTTCAACCATCACATTGATCTCTGCTGCTGCAGGGTGGACATCTACTTGCACGTTCGCAGGAGCAAGGTTTACCGTTGCAGGGGCTACGTGGATATTCGCAGGCTCTACTGTGACTTGTGCAGGAGCTACGTTCACAACCGACTGAGGGATGTGGACTGCAAGTGGTGTCGTCAGGTTGACGATGTGTTGGGGAGGCGTCGGCTCTTGTGGGATTACAGCTTGTGGGATGGTAAAGTCTGTGTCTTCCAAGTCGTAATGCTTCTTCAGGTAATTCCCTGTGAAAGACAAAATACCTGAATTCGCAAGCATTGTGTCTCTGTTGACGTCGGCTTTAGGTGCTGCTGGTGTGTCTGGTTTGCCAGTGACGCCGTTCTGCTTACCCATGTTAGACGTCTGGGAGGTAGGGTTTTGGCTTGTGCTTTGGCCTGTTTTGAACATCGTACCAGCCAAGGGTGTAGCCCCGTCTCTGGGCAGGTTTCCAGTCAACTGGATGCAGGCTTCTTCGTCAGAGATCAAGCCTAGAGACAGTTGTTCCAAGATTCTCGACTGCTTCATGGCCTTATAGGCTTCGAGTTCGTTCTGTGGTCGTAGGTCTAGGTCGTCGAATCGAAACTCAGTTGTGGTGTCTAAACCCATCAACCTTACAGCTTGGGTTAAGGCTCTTGAATATAAAACATTCAACTTCCTGCGAATGACATCGGCATTCTTCAAGAACAGCATGCTGGACGTAGTGGCAGCAGAACCGTTCGCGTCCCTGCCCAAGACTGCTGGCAAGGTTTTAGCGCCTGCAGCAAGTTTTGATTCCAGCAGTTTCTGTACGGTAGACAAGGTGTCTGCGATGTTGGTAGCAGAACCTTGACTGGATAGCAGACTGTACTCTACAGAATCAAATCCCACAAGCGCATCACTTGGTTCTAAGCCTGACATCGTAGATTGCAAGTCTGCGATGAGGGTGTTATAAAACGTAGAAAGCTTGTCAGAATCGTTAAGAATATCCGGCGGAATACTTGCTTTAACTTTATCTTCTATGATTGTGGCGATCAACCTTGGTTGGATAACACGCTGCATAGAGCGCCTCAAGTCATTGAGAAAAGCCGCGTCTGCTAAGACTGCTTGTATGGCAGACTCAAACATACTAGAGCTGTATGGCGTAAGCAACGACTGGTCAATAGAGACTAGGAAGAATGTTGGGATGTCTAATTTTATCGTTTGGCCTCCAAGCTCCTGTATGACCGAGACTCCCCCATCTGAATCTTCCATGAACTTCAACTTAGTCACACTAACAGCATTCAAGTATGCTGGGACTCTTGCTTTGTTCAACACAAGCTCTAAAGCAGCAGAGCCGTAGAGAATCAACTCTTTACCCAGAGACTCAGACAAGGATTGGATGTCTGATGAGCTGTTGTAGCCCAAAGTAGGATCTCCAAGGAAGGTAATACGGCGCAGAATCTCTTGAGCAAGTTTTGTAGCCTCTACATTTATAGCTCCGTCTGGGTCTCTCGAAATTACGGTGTAGGATTCTGGAATACCAGTTCGCAAGAAAGCGTTAAGTGTGCCTGCTAGGTCGGGTGAAGATGCTGCAAGGTTTCTGACAACTTCCCATGTAGATTGCCCAGACCTAAAATCCAGTAAATCTGTGCGGCTGAGATTCAGGTCTGATTTTTGTAAGGGCGAAGTTGCGCGAGCTACTTGGGTTTTGTAGCTTGCTAAACTTTGCTGCTTATTTGGGGCCTTCACAGGGGGGACAGGTGGTAATTGCCCATCGCCTGCAAAATAACTTGCGATTTTAGATATGAAGTTCACAGCGCCACCAAAGGTTTAAGTTGCCGGATAATATCACAACCCTCTGAAGGTGACAAAATTTTCATCTCAGGTTGCTCGACACCTCTCAACAATAGCTTCGTCAGTCACCCCTTTTTTATGCCACTTGCTTATCATTTGTTGCTTTATCCCAAGCACAGCGGCTGCATCTACAGCTAGCATAGTAACTCCGTCCACAACCATATGGACATTGTTTCTCCGGTTTCTGGCTTGGTCTTTAGGTATACTCCACCGGCAATTTTCTTTACTATACCCTAAATTGTTATCTACTCTGTCAATGCTGGTATTATTTGGGCGCTCTCCCATATCAAGCAGAAACTGTGGAAAGTTGTCAAGCCATTCTTTGCATATTGTAATTCCTCGCCCGCCGTAATCAGGATAGTCTTCAGAATTAGGGCTGTAACATCTGGCCCTCATAGACCTCCAGGTGTTATACTCTACGGTGTCACAGGCACCGTGTTTTGTATTGGCTAGTTTTATGGCATCTAACATATAGCAACCACATGAATTTGTATGGCCTGAAGCCAAATGGTCTCCGTCAACTACAGAGCTGTTACCACAGGAGCATAGGCATTTCCACATAACGCGCCGCCTAGAAACCTCTAGGCTTACTACTCTCTCCAATACAGTCAACCTAGAAAACACCTTGCCTGTTAGGTCTTTTGCCCTTAACACAGTAAGCAAACAACCACAGGATTTGACCCCACCTGACACTAAACTCCCACCAGTAACCGTTGTCTCATTTCCACAAGAGCACAGACATTTCCATCTAGTAGCGTTTGTAGCACCTCTCTGCGGAGCCCTCTCCAAAACTGTCAGCATTTCAAAGGTCTTACCTGTCAGGTCTTTAAGCCTTGATTGTCTGTTCTCTAAAGCCAAACAACCGCAAGACTTTGTAAGTCCTTTAGCGAGAAGCTTTCCAGAGACTGTCTTCTCTCCTCCACAGTCACAAACGCACCGCCAACTCACTAACCCTCCAGAATTTTCAGCTTGACTTTGTACAGTTAATCGCCCAAATTTCTGACCAACCCTATCAATAAAAGCACCCATCACGTTTCTCCAAAAAAGAAACCCTGAAACGCACTCCTCACCTTTTCAGGCGTTGACGGACTCGGTCAGTTCGAGCAGAAGTGCGTTTCAGGGTTTACTGACACAAAAATATCTCCGTCAAGAGATATTTGGATTGTATCACAAAATTCAGCTCCTCAACCGGAATTTGCTGACTAACCTCACACCAACCCCAGCAGCCCCTGCTGTACCAGCAGTACCTCTAAGAATCAACGCACAGTTTAGGTAAACCAAACTGTGACCGTAGTGGTCATTTTCGTCGCCTGTCTTCTCCCAAACCATAACAAGCTCGTTATTCTGATCGAACTTCTGAATACGCTTCATAGATTGCATTTGCATTTTCCAGTCATCGTCGTCATCTTGACTTGCAACCTTTAGCTTTCCTTCTTTAATAAGAGCAAGTGTGGCATCAAAGGCTGCGTTTCTGTTTATCTTAACAAGTCTCAAATCCATTTTCCCCTCTTTAGCGTCGGCTTCTTGCTGCTGTACTGTAAGGATGCTTGGATTTTTAGGGTTTGTATATATAGCTCCCCAAGAATTAGGGTTTGTACGGCAGATACGTGTAATTAGATCAGTGTACGGTTGTGAGTCGAAGACTGAGACTACTATTTTGTACTGGCTAGACAGCTTTCTAACTGTCTCTTCCAGCATTGTGTAGTGTATGAGTTGGCGATGTACCACTATGACTGTTCCGTCTGTATCGAGCCTGCCTACGGTAGCGTGGCACGTCAAACCGATGTCTACGCCTAAACAGTGTAAGGATGAGGAGTATAACGGAAAGGGTTGTAACGCCTTATCCAAATCACCTTCCGTAATAGCATCGTTCTCTTCCTGTGCTGTCAATCCGAGGGATTGATTCATGAACTCTGAGTACCTCGAAAATTTTGTTGATGTCTGTACAAGGTAGGGAATACTGATGATGTTCGGCGCAGAAAATGGAGATATGTAGTAAGCGTGGGCTTCAAAGTCTTCTGCATTGTTCTCACACACAAACTCTTGCCTTGAATGGTGCATATGCTGTGGCTTCCCGCATTTTGGGCAGGCAAGGTATGCTTCGCGCCAGTTCGTCTCATGCAAGTTTCGTTTTGTGATGTCTCTGATTGAGTTAGTCCAGTCAGGTACAACTACGTCTTTGAAGAAGTCTGGCAAGTACCTATGTCCACAATGCTCACACTTCGATATGTGGCGGAAGCGTTTTGCAGTTTCTGCTTCTTTGGACACGCCAAACTTCTCAATGGTTGGTGTGCTAAAGATTTTTCGTATTTTGTGTGGCTTATGTTGCAAGCGACTAATGTAGACACTTGCTTGTGTAGTATCACTTGCATCAAATTCGTCGTGTATGATAGCGTTCGCTGGCACTGACAAGGCTTGAGTAGTTGATCTGGTGCCCTTGAAATAAATGTAGCTATTCTCATTAAAGCGCTTTATTTCTGAGTTGTTAAGCTCTGGATCAACAAGCCTCTTAACCTCCGGCGAACTCTGTATCATAGGGTTGATACGTGTAGCGCCTGCTTTTTCAGCGTCTCCAGAACTAGGGAACGTATAAATCGCCGTAAAGTTCTCTTGTGTGCATACTGCGGCTATGGCCCATCTGTATGCAAGTTCGCTCATCCCGATTTGTGCCGCTTTAATTATGATTTGAGTTTTCGCCGTATCCTTCAACAAGGGTATTTGGTATTCGTGGTTTTCAAAAGTGAACAAGTTTCCATCTAAGTAAGTGTACTTGCAGATGAAGCTGTCAAGGTTAGACAGGCTGTATTCGTCTTGTGCCCTAGATTTAAGCCGTTCAAGGTGTGCGGTGAAATCAGCACTTAGCAAGGTTTCGTTCATATAGTGTAAAGAATTTCTCTTGTTGACTCTGTGGCATAGTCTTAACCGTAGCGATCAAAGCATTCTCCATAGCCTTCACTCGCTCTGCAGAGTACAAGTCTGTTTGAGTTTTAGTGAGTTCTTTAAGGATGTTGGTGACTACTGCGTAGGTCTGTGCAATTTGGTTGGGTTGTACCTCGTACACATCTAAGCTCTGCAAGAACTCTTTCGCTGCGTAATACTGCTCCAGAATCTCCTGCTCAAGGTCTAAATTGGACAGCTTATTAGCTCTCAGGGGGTGATACCGAGTTGAATTGTTCGGGATTAGGGTCAAGTTTTCCATATTTTTTCCTGATTCTGACTGCGGTTGCGTAAGAGACGTTGAGCAAGGTTGTGAGTTCTTTGGCTGGCAAGTGTGCTTTTGAGGCTCTGAATTCGTTTCGGATACGGATCAAGTCTACTTTGGCAAGGGTGGACGACTTATTGTTACGTCGCAACTGCCTTCGAATGGTCACAGGGTGGACGTTTAGCAGTTTTGCGATCGCGTGACTGGGCAAGTCACCATTCTGGTACGCAAGTTTTAGGTCGTCGGGTATGTGTAGCATGATTGGCGGATTGTAGCTGGTTTTGGTGTGTCTGTGTGCGCTATCATTTTAATAGCAAAAAGTTGGTATTTTTTTGGCAGCCGGGGAAGGGGCCAGATTCGCAAAATCCATGCCAGAACCTGCAGAACCCTATACGTCAGCATAAAAATAACCACTTGACAAACTGACAATTTTATGATACGCAGTCAGTGCTATTGTAATGATAGCAGGTCTTATATAAGACATAAGACATAAGACATAAGACATAAGACATAAGACATAAGACATAAGACATAGAATATAAAGCATATCAGTAGAAACCCTATGCACAATTAGAGTGTAAACTCTAATTTGAATCTTAAAAGTCACAATCCATCGCCTATAATCATTTCATGCCGAAAAATTAAAAGTAGGCTGGCTGGGTCATATTGTGTGGCTTGGCAATCAACCAAAGGAATTACCATGTCTAATTTTTCAAGCGCATTTAAGTTGACTACTGTCACCGCGTCATTTGATGCCACAATCTTAGAACAAGCTTTGCATGGTCGTACTGACCTATTCAGAATGGCGATATCTGCTGACTATGGGATTGAGTTACCTAGCAAGAAGAGCGCATTTATCGCCTATTATGTGGGCATGGTAAAGGCTTGGAACGATAAGACTGCACATGATCTAGTTATCAAGGGATGGAAACTGAGAGCGTCGCTTTGGAGCGCATTCGCGTCGGTAGTGGATGCATTGCAGGGTTTACCGGAAATGAATCATATCGAGGAATGGGAAAAAGCCTTTAAACCAGTGGCAAAACCTGCCCCTACTGCTGCTGCTGCCCCTACTGCTGCTGCTGCCCCTACTGCTGCTGCTGCCCCTACTGCTGCTGCTGCCCCTACTGCTGCTGCTGCC